TCGTCCGGCGCCGGCCTCTGCTGGTACAAAGATCCCCACGACCTCGCGTTCATCTTCTTGTCCGCCCAGTAGCGCTCCCCGAACCACTCCGGCCAGATCATCTCGCCAATCTCCCGGCCCAACGGATCGTCCTCACGCTCACACTGTGCCGCCATGCAGATCACAAACCACACGTTGCCGTCACGACAGCGCATGAACCCGCTCTGGCCTGAATACCCCTCCGGGAGGATCCGCCCCATGATTTCGTTTTCGTGCCACCGCGTCCCAATCCCAATCTCCCACGCATTCGGGGTCTTCCTCGAGCGTGCCGAATCAATGTACTCGTTGTGCGTGTCATCACGGATCGTCGGGGAGTCCGCCTCCTTCCTGTTCTTGGTCAAATCGTCCCACACCAGACCCATACAGCGGAAACCCGTCACACCGGACAAAATACCGGAACTCTTGTACGTGCTTGCGTTCTGCAGCGCCCAGTCCTCAGCCGCCCTCGTGTTCGGATCCAAACCCGTCCCAAAGATCACCCGGTACGGCTCGCTCGAACAGATCTGCCGCGCACGCTTACCATGCCGGCGACAAATCGGGTCGCCCCAACCCGTCAAGATCATCTCAAACATCTTCTCCCGCCCCAACACCCACGCCGGGGTCACCACACTCCCATACGTGGACTTCGCACTCCCCGGTGGCTCCAGCACCATCAAACGATGACACACCTCCCCCAAAGGCCACGCCGTATGCAATCCCGTCCGTGCCTCCAGCTCACTCATCTGTCCCAGCAACAAAGTCTCCAAGATAACCCGCTGGGCGGCTTTCGCCTCAGGGCTGATTCCCGATGCTGAGAATTTGGGTAAAACCGGGTTTTCGGGGGGTATAACCCCGTGATTTTCGGCACTTGGGGACTTGTCCAAAAGGTCAAAGCCTTGTAAATCAGTGGCTTGCGGACCCAGATATTTATTAAGGGGAGTTTGGATTTTTGGGGCGTTACCAGAGGGGGTTGCGCCGGAAGTTGATCCCCCCCCCACCGACTTTGACCCCGTACGGCCCTTTTTCGCGGCTGGATCAGCGGTCTCACCCTTGGTCCAGTCAGTCCGAAGCAGTCCGAAATCCACAGTAGAATCAAGGGTTTGCGGATCATAAGTGAGGCATCGCTGTACCAGTAACTGCATTGCCTGCAGTCCCACGATGTGATGCCGGGCCAGTGGTGTCTCCACTATCTTGGTCAGCCTATCGCTGATGTCCCCATCATCAGGCACACCGGGTATGTCTATGTACCTTGCGAACCCGCACAATGTATTGCGTGCAAGTGCCTGTTTCAGCAGGATATTTCGGGCAAGGTCCTTCGATATGTTGTGCTGCTCACTCATCGATCGGGGTGACCAGCTTCGCCTGCTTGTCCTCGTCCATCCCGGCAACGATGCTCATCAGGAACTGCGGCGACAGGTGAGATACATCCTTCAGGTCAGGTGTAACTGCCTGTATATCATAGGATTTTAGTACTGGAACCGTTCGGTCCAACAGGATCCGGGCCGCCTGTATCTGCGTGCTGCTCATCTCGCACTTACCATCGATGTGATCCTGCAGTTTTGCGACGATCATCGTGGTCTTTATCTTCTCTCTAGTACGGTTCTGAAGAGAGCCAAGTGCTTGATTCTTGAGCTTTATTGGGTAACCTGTATTAGCCATTCGTCATCCTGTTGATTTCCTTGCCATTCCTCTATTGAAGAGTGGGTGATTATCATTGGGTGCTTGGTAGTGTATATCAGGTGTGGTGTTGAGGGTAAGCAGGATGCGTTGTGTGCCCGTTTTACCTCATCCCAGCCCCCAAGGTAGGGGTTTTGTTTGTTGGCCCCTTGGTGGAGCACTGAGTGGTTATGGGTGGTTACTTGTAAAGGTTCTTCAGTGAAGTCTTTCGGTTGAGGTATTTCGATCTCTCGATCTGCCTTTTGTATCTCTCGTCCTCGTCTTTGTCTTGACTTGCTGGCCTGTGCCCGTCTGGGTCACTAAAGATCCATCTCAGCAGCAGGTACATCATCAGGATCACGATCAGTATTGTCATCATATTGCTGTCCTCCGTCAGTGCTCCCCAAGTGGTCATCAGGTGGTGCGTATGTGGCGCTGATCAGCTTTGGGTACATGCTAGGCTGCACCCTTTGCCTTTCCGCTTCCAGCTTGCACCGAGAGCATTTCAGGTCGATCCTGAGAGCCTCTATTCTAACACCTTTTACCGTTGTTTTGTTGGCACTGAGCGTTCCATCCTAGCCTGTACTAGCTCGCCGCAAACATCCGCGTAATCCGGTGATCTGAGTGAGTCCTCGATCACTTCCCAATCCGCCCCGGTTGAAACCTTGGGGGTTGGTCTATCTGCCGTATTGTTAAAGAGCCTTGCAAACCGTCTGCATTCCGCCGACAGGACGATTATAACCCAGATTTAAATTTGGGTGCAAGCGTTTAATGTCTTTATTGTCACTTTATTTTCCACCTGTAAAGCCATCCCTTAGATTACCGTCGAAAAGGAATTTGAAAATAAACTTGACAGGTGTTGACCGATCAGGCAGAATGGGCACCGTAGTCAGTTCGATACCGCCACGAGGGGCGCCGGGGGACCGGGACCTGCACGGGAAGACAAGTCGAGTCGATACCGTCTCACGATCCGAGGCCAAGTAGCAGATCACCTGACAAGTGATCGACGGCCTGAGGGAAACCTCGAAGCGTTCGAGTCCGAATTGACGGACCGCAGAATCCCCCGATCTTTGTGGAGCGGACAAGGGAAGGCCAGTGAGGCGACGGAATACACCACATGGAAACCATATTTCTTTTTTTTCCTTAGGGTGCAGTCTTCGGGCTGCATCTCTGAGTGGCTTCAACCTGAGGCCATTCAAAGATGCAATCTCGCATCAACTTTGAGGAAAACGAAATGAGCTTAGATTGGGACAGTTCCAGTTGTGCCGAGTACCAACGTGTTAAGGCCCTGAAGGACGCTGCCGAGGGTGACGAAACAACGTGCCCCGAGTGGCATGAGTTCGTCTCGCTGCGCGAGAGTGCAGTTTGGACAAGCCTGTTCACGGGGTTCCCGAAGGGCACATGGTCCATCACTGAGGAGAATTGGCACGAGATGTTTCGCCGTTTCAACCTGTATGAGCGTGTCCGGGGTGCCACACGCGGTCAGAGAGGGGTTCCGCTCTACTTCACACCCGCTGAGGTTCGCAAGCTGATCGGCCTGAGGACCAACGCAGGGAACAAAACGGACGCCAAGTTCCACTCCGACCTGATCGCCCTGCACCGTCGCAACACCGACAGGATGTTCTACCGACAGGATGTTCTTGAGCAAAGCCAACAAGAGTGAAACTGACGAGGCCTGAGTGGCCGAAACGACCCGGGAGGTGGGTCGTATTTCACAAACCAACGAGGAAAACGAAATGACAGCATATAAGGGCGTTTATTACTTCCCCACCCGTCAATTAGCCACAGCCTATGCAATGGCTAACGACTGGCCTGTAGACCGGCTGATTGAGTATGACCGTGGCTGGGCTGTTCAACTGCGTATCAGCGGCCCGTACGTTGGCCCAAACACGATTAAAGAGTAACACTGACGAGGCTTGATGAGCCGAAACGCCCCGGGAGGGGCGTCTGTTACAACAACCTAAACGAGGAAAACGAAATGAACGACAAGACAACGAAAGAGATCACCATCAACGGTCATGAGGTCAAACCATTGAGCACATGGGTCACCAAGAATGGCGAGGTAGTGTTAATCCTCGACGTCGATAATGACGTCTCGGAGACGTTCCCGATCAAGGGTGCATTGTACTGGGACCATGACGGTCCGGGCTGCTACTGGTGGAGACAAAAGGGCAAGTCCAGCACGGGTGGTGTGCGCGACCTGCTCCGACCGACAACGATCGATGATGCAATATTCGCAACACTCGGGAAAGTCAAACCGTAGTTGATAGCACTATGCCCATCGGAGGGTGGGCATACTGATGTCAATACCGGCATCTCTACTGAGGAATTTGAAATGAAAAATGCTAACTTAATACTGCACTGTGGCGCTGGTCTGGTTGAGCGTAACGAACTGGAAGGGGTTGTCCTCCCACCCGAGACCGAGACCTACGTGCCCATCGGCCACAACGTGTTCATCGACATGGTCGAGGACAAGATGCGCGAGGTCGGGTTTACCTTCGGTGATCAGGCCCATAGCCTGACCCGGGATGGCAATCGATACTTCGGCATGGTCCAGTTGATGAACGGCAACAACAGTGATGAGCACGCCCTTGTGATGGGTGTCCGCAACAGCTACGACAAGGCCTTCGCGGCCACCGTGATGTTCGGTGCGTACGTCTTCCTGTGCGACAACCTGAGCTACTCTGCTGAGGTGGTCATCGGGCGCAAGCACACCACCAACATCATGCGGGATCTGCCGAGACTGGTCGCTGCAGGGGTGAGTAACACCAAGGCCATGTCGAACGTACAGGATGCACGGTTCGAGGCGTACAAGCGTGCCCACCTGATGGACTACAAGGCAGACAACCTGATGATCGAACTGCTCCGCCGCGAGGTGATCACCACCACACGGTTCGAGCGTATGGTCAACGAGTGGTACGAGCCGAGCTACGATCACGGCCCAAAGAAAGTCTGGCGCCTGTTCAATGCATGCACTGAGGCACTGAAGGGCACACCCACCCACGACATGCCACGACGCACCATCGGGCTGCAGGCCTTGATGGATCAACACACTGGGTTCACACCCCAGTTCATGCGACAACCTGAGCTACTCTGCTGAGGCGGTTCCAGACTGAATTGCTGGCAGCTTAGTACAGCACCTTGCCCCTTCGGAGGAGGGGGTAAGCTGATGCACTAAGCATCGATACGAGGAAACTGCAATGACAACATGCTACGGAATACCCGGGGGATCTGATGGATCCAACGCACCTTGGAATCAGGAGGACGCACCCGAGCCGACCAAGGAGGACTACAACGCTGCGATCGCAGAGCTACCGGAATGCCTGAGGGACTTCACCTTCAGCGTCCCGGTCTGCGAGCTAGCTGATGCACTGGACCTGATCGGCGCACTTGATGACTTCCCTTGCGAGTGGTTCGATGGGTACGCACACGAGGACGTGCCGGTACAGGCCATGCACGCCCTCGGGGACTACACGCACATCGTCGAGGACTGCATGGACACATGGGCCATAGACCGCTCGTGGGAGATAGCAGAGGCGCGGTCATGAGGGCGAGGGACATCATCCTCGGAGCACTGGGGATGGTCCTCACCATCGCGGTGGTGTGGGTCTGGATCGTACTGCTCTGGGCTTACACCGGGTAAAAAAAACCCCCCCAGTCCATGGTATGGGATGGGGGGGGGTTTCTTGACTTGACCACACCCACTGGAAGGTGGTAAGGTCTCATCTGTCTGTTCAGGACGGGTCCATTCTAGCACTACCCCCCCGTCATGACAAGCAACTACCCTCTCCCAACCTTGGGACGGGATAAACAGCCGAAAGGTAACAACGGTGCGGGGCACCACTGGGAAACCAGAAAGCAGCAAGACGTTGACGATCGTTAGCCCACCAAAGTTGTCGTAATACGGTAGATACCACCGCAACGGATCTGGGCGTGAAGGCACACGATAAAACGCTAGGCTGATTACCGGGAGTGGGCTGACTGTCGCGACCATCAAGGTCCCCAGCAGAGATACACAAGAATGACAGGTGGGTTACCTTCTGTCTTAATTGACAACTATTGCCTGAACATTTTAACCAACAGCATTCACTGGAGAAACGCAATGCTCAAATTAGACAACTGGATCCTGACCCTGAACCCCAAACCATTACCCACCATGAACTACGACTGGGACTGGCAGCACGTAAACTACGATGGCGCACCTGACAGCGACGACAAGCGCTGCGGCACAGGTGAGACTGAAGTGGACTGCCTGATGCAGATCATCGAGTTACTGGAAAGCAATTAACCAACAGCATTCACTGGAGAACTATCATGCTGAGAGACTACCAACAGGATTCAATCCGAGACCTGTACGCATCGATGAGGGAGCACAACCGTGTGGTCCTTCAGAGTCCAACCGGATCCGGCAAGACGCACGTCGCGATGTCCATCATCCAACAGGGACTTCGCCACGGGAAACGAATCAACTTTTACGTAGACCGGCTGACCCTGATTGACCAGACCATTGACCGGTTCCTCGAGGACGGGATCAATGTCGGGGTCATGCAGGCCAACCACCCAATGTCGCGGCCCCATGCACCGGTACAGGTGATCTCGATGCAGACCATTAG